AACCCCTTGTTCATGCCCGGTCCCTTGATCTGCTTGACGCCGCCCTTCATCGAGAGGCGGGAGGTTTTGACGTAGTCTTTCACTTCTGCCGCCCCCTCATCGCGCTCATGACTTGCCCCATGAAACCGGGGGGGTTTTTCCGTGCGTTACCGGAGCGCATATAGTCTTGGAACATGGACCTGAAGTCCCGCCTGCCGGTCTGCGTCTGCGCCTGAGCGGGGGGAGCGGGGCGCTGCAACATTCCCAGCATGACGGGAATCTTTGACCTGACTGCGCCACCATTGGCGAACTTGCCGACCATCTTGCCGGGCGGGCACTTGGGGCGACCGGGCTTTGCTGATTTGCTGTAATCCTTCATCAGTTACCTCCAGAGATCTGAGTGCGCGGTCCCATGTCACCGGTTGCTCCGGTGCCTGCCTGACCGCCCTGTGCGTCAGATGCTTTCTCTCCCATGCCGCCATGGCCGGGGATGCCCTGCATCTGCGCTGCCTGCTCAGCCATCTTCTGCATTGCATCGAGCTGCTCTTCCGAGGGCACGATCTCGGCACCAGGGAGGCCGATCGTCGAGGCGACATTGCGCAGAATCGCCGCCCTCCCCTTCGGACCCACAATCTGTGAGTCGAGTGGGTTAGCGGTCACCTGGAGGAACTCAAGCTGACGAGCCCTCTGGGTTTCCTTCTGCAACGCCACCGAGACGCCAAGCACCCGGACCTTCTCCTCGCCCGTCAGGATGCCCGAGGTATCGGTGAGCATCACCATGTCGTAGAGCGCGGAGAGGAGCGGATCGAGAACGTCGCGGTCGATGTTGGCCGCTACCGTCTGAAGTATCTTGGACGCATTGCCCATAAGCATGGCAAGGCCAGAAGCAGTCCGACCGGCCCCAGAAGTAGTGCCAGCGCCAGAGAGATACTTCGGAATGGCCGAAAGCTCATCCGCCATATCGACGAAGCGCTGGTAGACGGTGAGCAGTTCCTGCGCGTTCGAGTTCGGCTGGAAGAAGTTGATGGGCGGGCCGCTGCTTCCCCCCATGGGATCGGACTGAACGTGCCAGCGCTTCCAGGGATAGAGCTCCTCGCCGTCCTCGTCGGGCGAGAGCCGGTCGTCGTTAACCACCACCTGCGGCCCTGACGCGATCGAAAGGTTGTTGATGAGGGCGCGGAGCGTTGCATTGGACGCTTCCTGAATGTCGTTCAGAATGTCGGGGAGCCCATTGCCCACAGGCGTGCCCGGCACCTTCTCGAAGCTGGTGATGTAATAGGGATGCCGCCTGCGCGGACTCGGTGCCATCTGCACCTTGATCACGTAATTGCCGATAAGCCACGCCTGCACGTAGTAATCGCGCAGCGGATCGGGCACGAGCTCCTCTTCGAGCCCATAATCGAGCAGCATTCTGCCCTGCACATTGCCGGTATATTCGAGGCATGTGATGAGGCCCGACTCGTTGAGCTGCGGGTCCTCGCGCGACTCCTGCACCGCGCGCTCGGCGTCGGTCGTATCCCAGTTGTCAACGATGCCGCCCTGTCCGTAATTCTCAAGGACAGCGCGAAGAGCTTCCTGATTATAACCGGGCAAATCGAGGAGATCGTTGAGGTCGGAGCGCGTCAGGCGTGTGCGCTCGATGACCGCAGCGTCCTCGATGTCGGAGACCCCCGGCGTCCACCAGAGATCGAAGGGCGATACGCGCGTCCAGGTGAGGCGCGGCATCTGCTTTACCGCTGCCTGCCCCTCTTCCCACGTCACGGTGGGCACGATGCGCACCACCGGACCCTTGATTACCGCAAACGGGAAGAGCGGCAAGTCGGTGATGAACTCGGCGAGTGCCTTGTAAAAGCCCCCCATCTTGAGAATTTCGTCGAGCTTGTCCTCGGCGATGGTGGCCTGCTGGGCGTATTTCTTCTTCGCCGCCTGACGCGCCGACTCCACGAGCTGCTGGGTGCGCGTCCTGATCTGGTCAATGTCGGGCGGCTGTCCGGTCGCCTGCATGGTGCCGATCTCGGCCTGCACCAGCTCGGTGATCGAACGCATGATGTCAGGCGGAATCTTGGGATCGTCGGCGGGGTCGAGCCCCCACGGGCGATCGGGCGAGAGATAGACGTCGCGCAGTAGCGAGGATGCGCCACGGCACTTCATGGCGACGACGCGGGCATAAACCTCTGACCCGCCAAACTTCCTGATCTCGTTGAGCTTGTTGGAATCGTACTGGCCGTTGAATACGCGCAGCGCGTTGAGCAGGCGGTCCGACCACCCGGCACCGGCATTGTTGCGGTGCCGCTTCATCACGTCGAACTCGCGGCGAATGTAGGACGCCAGGTTCGACAGGACGACCTCGCCAGCCGCTGCCGCATCGCGTGCTGCCGCAGCCTCCTCGTCGCGCGCCTTTACAGCCGCGTCGAGTTCTTGCGGGCCGACAACGCGCAGAACCGAACCGAAAGCGGACATTGCCATAGAATTACTTTCCAGATCTCGACGATCTCACACTAAATACAGTATTACTGCTATGCTGCGCAATACTATAACTTGCAGGAGAAGTCCTTGTGACCGATTTTAGTACGCAACTGATTGGTTCCGATCATGTAACACTGCTGAAACTCGCACGAGAAGTTGCGATGGACATTCACCCTCTCGAAGTAATACTTGAGTCGCACGGCGTTACACTTGATCGCTGGGAACAGATCAGCAAACTGCCAGCATTCGAGAACCTGCTGCGCAGCGAGGTCGAAGCCTGGAACTCGGCGACCAACACAGCCGAGCGGGTGAAGATCAAGTCGCTGGCCTTCGTCGAGGAGGCTCTTCCCGAGTTCTTCGCGCGTGCCCACGACCCCAAGGAGCCGCTCAACTCCAAGGTCGAGGTTCTGAAGACCGTGTCCAAGTTCGCCGGGGTCGGCGGCAGCGTGGATGGGGCGATCGCCGGGGAGAAGCTGATGGTGACCATCAACCTCGGTGCCGACCAGACTTTGAAAATTGAGAAGGACGTTACTTCAAAAGTAATTGAACATCAGGAGATTTGATGAGGAATATTATTTCCGCCGGTATTTTACTTACGTTTTCTTTTGTTCCTGCTTACTCTGCTGACGCCACAAGGCTGGTTACTTCCGCCGCCAAGGCACATGGCGTTCCGGTTCACTTCGCACTTCGCATCGCCAAGATCGAGTCGGGTGTAAAGTGCGGAAGGCGTAACCCGAAGTCCACCGCATCGGGGCCACTTCAGGTGTTGAAGGGCACCGCACGCGGACTTGGTTATAAGGGCGACATTCGCCGCGCATCGTGCGCTGTGCAGACCAACTATGGAATGAAGCATCTTGCGATGTGCTGGCGCGGTTCACGCGGCAACGCCCGCCGTGCTGCTGCGTGTCACTACCAGGGTGTGTCCGCACTAAAGCGCGTCAACAAGGCTGGTGCTGCTTATGCACGAAAAGTGGTGCGGTGATGCACATCAACTATACAGCACCGACCACATGCGCGGCCTTCATGAAGTCCAACGCCTTCACTAGAGTCGTGGCGGGACCAGTGGGAAGTGGAAAGACCACGGCTTGTCTCTTCGAACTGTTCCGGCGCGCCTGCGAACAGGAGCCAGCCGAAGACGGGCTGCGCTATACGCGCTTTGCGATTGTGCGCTCGACGCTGAAGCAGTTGAAGGACACCGTGCTTCGCGACATCGTGGCATGGCTTGAAGGCATCGCAGAGTACAGGGTAAGCGAAAACACAATTTACATCAAAGTTGGCGATGTGCGCTCTGACTGGCTATTAATTCCGCTCGAAACGCCAGAGGACCAGCGTCGCCTTTTGTCCATGCAGCTTACAATGGCCTGGATGTCCGAAGCGATCGAAATGCCACTCGCCATCATGAGCCCCCTTGCTGGCCGTCTCGGGCGCTACCCATCCGGCAAGCAGGGGGCTCCGTCGTTCTTTGGAATGATTTGCGATACCAACATGCCCGAAGAAGGTAGCGACTGGCATAGGTTCATGACCGAGCCGCCTCCAGACGCGCAAATCTTCATTCAGCCGGGCGGCATGTCAGACGAGGCAGAGAACCTGGAATGGCTCACCCAGACGCCTGAGACCCTCAAGCTGCCCGTCGATCACCCGACGCGCCGCGCGCAGGGACGCAAATACTACGAGCGCTTCATCCGCTCAAACTCAGAATCGTGGTGCAAGCGCTACGTTCACGCCATGTTTGGCGACGACCCCTCGGGCACCGCCGTCTTCCGCGAGAGCTTCAAGCAATCGTTTCATGTGGTGGATGGGCTCGAACCCGTTTCACATTACCCGCTTGTCGTCGGTCTCGACTTTGGACGCGATCCGTGTGCGGTGATCTGCCAGCCCGACCACAAGGGCAGGCTGCTCGTGCTCGAAGAGATCATCGCCGAGGACATCGGCCTCGAACTTCAGCTCCAGCGGGCGATACGACCCGCGCTCTTGCAGGAGCGCTACATCGGCAGGGCAGTGGTGATCGTAGGCGATCCGGCGGGCAAGCAGCGCTCGACCCTTTACGAGGAGACATCGTTCGACGTCGTCAAGCGCCACGGCTTCAAGGCATACCCCGCCCCCACCAATGACATCTCCAAGCGCATCTCGGCGGTGGAAGCCTGGCTTCTGGGCCAGCGTGATGGCGGGCCTGCGCTTCTCATCGACGGACCCCGCTGCCCGACCCTGGTGCGGGCGCTGAACGGCGGCTACCGCTTTGCCAAGACGCGGAGCGGCGTGCGCAAGGCACTGCCCGACAAGAACAACTTCTCCCACATCACCGATGCCTTCCAGTACGCCTGTGTGGCCACTCACGGCGGCATGACGGACATGATCGCCTCACGGCTTCTGGCACCCCGCAGAAGGCAGAAGGAGCCCGTGCGCGCGGCGGCGTGGACCTAGTTCCACACGATCTCGTCGATGCCGAACTGAAGCCTGATGCGATGGTGCAGATCGCGCAGGATGGCGATGTCCTCGGTCACCTCGTCGGCGATGTCCTCGTCATCAACCTGTTCGAGAATGTCGCAGCTCAGCTCGATCATGCGATCGAGCGTGTCGAGAAACTCTTCGGGCGCATACATGACCTTCACCCCATCCTCCGCATCACTGGCACAACATTGACACTCAGCCACTCCTGAATGTCAATTTCGCGATACATTACGCCCTTGCCCGTCTTCACGAAGTCAGGGCCGCGCTTCAGCCTGCGCCACTCCGACACCGTCTCCACGGAGACACCGAGCGTGGCCGCAAACTCTTCCTGAGTCACTAGCCCAAGCCGCCTGCGCAGACATGCTCCCTGATCGTCCATCGGCACCCATAAGCTGTGTGTGCTTGTGAGCATACCTTGTGAGCATACCAGTGCCACGTACGAGTGCAATTCATAGATAGGTCACAGAAAAGTTACATATTCGCCTTATTTCATCTGGACCTATCGTGCAGCGTTTCTGGCCTGATCTGCGTGTAACGCTGCAAGTGCTTCCACGACTTGTGACCGGAAACCTTAGCAACTTCAGGGATGGAGTAGCCATACTCGAACAGTCTTGAGATGGCGTCATGGCGCAAATCATGAAAATGCAGGTTCTCAATTCCCAACTTTTTACACGCGATTGTGAACGCCTGGCTCACGGTATTCTCTGAGAACGGGAACATCCTCCCAGCCTTTTGGCGTACGGTGCGCTGTCGCAGAAGCACCTCCACAGGGTCAATCACCTCGCCCTTGAAGATCACCGGCCCCCTCAGAAGGGGAATGATGTCGTCGCGGCCTGATCTGATGGTGGGGTCCTTGCGCCCGCGAATCAGCAGCAGCCGCTTGCCCTCATCGAGGTCCTCCCAGGTGACGCCACCGGGTCCGCAGATCTCGCCCAGCCGCATCGCGGTGGTGATGGCGATCAGCACGCAGTCCCAGACCGGCGTCTGCGACCTCGGACGGTAGAAGAAATACTCCTCCAGCCGCTCCAGCTCCTTCTCCGTCGGCCTGCGATCGCGCTCCACCGAGTCACCCACCGTTCCAAGCGTGCGGTGGGTCTTGATTGCCGCCGTCAGCGCCGCCCTGGCCCTCGGGGCGTCCTCGTTGCCCAACAGAATGCCGCCGTGTTGGACAACGACACCGAAATAGATGAGCTCCGAGAGGATCGTGGGGGGTGCCAGGCCGTCTTTCTGGCGCTTCAGGATGTATTCCGAGATACTTTGCGAGGTGATCTCGCCTATTCTGTAATCTCCCCAGTATTCGAGGAGCTTTTTCAGTACATTTACCTTCGTCTGACCCGGATTTCGTGTGTTTTTGAGGTAATTTTCCTGTATTTCCCGGTATCCGACCAAGTGATCCGAGGCTTTCTGCTTGTGCAGTTGGCCTTCTAGACTACGCGTCCAGCGTACAGCGTCCTGTCTGGTCTTGAATACTTGGGATTGGGGCGTTTTACCGGCAATTCTGACCTGTGCCCGCCAGCCGGAAGCGATTTTGTAGATCGTCGCCATGGTGCTTGTGCAAATCCTGTGCAGTGGTGTGCAGTAGGAAACCCATAGCAGGTGGGCTACAGGGGGTGTCAAACCCTTTCTGTAACTCTGTAATCATCTTGTAATATCAATGATTTACGTGGAAAATCAACCACTTGCCGCAAGTGGGGGAGAAAACGCCAATCCCATGTCCCATGCGGTCATAATTCGTTACTTTTCACAGTAGTAGCGAACCCGCTGTGCGGATTCTGTGCATTTCGGTGTTATGATTGGATGGTTAATAGCTTAAATTCCGGTGATCTGAAAGCCAGGTCAGACGTCGATCGGCGGCTGCACAATCATCAACCCCATCCGCCCCATGTGGGTAAACGGCTCTTGCGGCGAGACATCCGCCCTGCTGAAGATGCCTTGGATGGTGACGAGCGAGAGGCCAAGGCCAGCCTGTTCTGCGTAGGCGTAGACCGTGGCGGCATCACCGGGATAGATGTCGGAGGCAATCCAGTTTCCGGTCTCATCCTGCTCCCATGTGGTGCAGGGCGCGAGGGAGACGAACTCCTCGGGGATGTAGCCCGACGAGATGTAGTGCGTGGTTGGCTCCTGACCGTCTGCGGAGAGCGGTGTCGTCCACATGCCAACGCCACCGGGGCCGAACGCTGCGGCAATGGCGCGGGCGTTGGTGGCGTCCTGTGCTGCGATGACGAGGGTGCGGAAAAGGTCCATCACCCAACCTGAATAGGCGGCACGCTCTCAGCCGCAGCAGCCGCAGCAGCAGCCTTCTCATAGGCTACGGTGGCGTCAAGAAGCTGGGCGAGGATGGCCTTGGCGTAGTTCGCGGCGGTTTCCTCGGGCGTGGCTGGGCGAGAGACCCACGACTGCTGCTGGATCGTCGGGCGGTCGGCTTCGGTCTGGTCCTCACCGGGCGACCATGAGGCATCAGGCACGTCAGAAATGACGTTCTCGGTCACGGTGCCGAAGGACGAGGCCATGAGGTAGGCAAGGATGCGCGGGGCGTCGGTGTCTGCGATCTGGAGGTCTTTGCGGAGGTCGAGGGTGGGGCCAGTGACCCCGAAGAAAAGGTTTGCCATTATTCAGTCTCCTTGGTTTCTGTCTTGTTGGCTTCGGCCACGGCAGATTCCAGCTTGGTGAGGATGCTCGCGGCGTGCTTGACACCTTGCAGTCCGGTGGCCTTCACACCCGCGTCGAGGAGGCCAGCCAGTGCG